TTCTGACCAAAACGCCATGTTTCACAGTTTGATTGATTTGGTTGCCAAACAAATGAAAACGGCAGGGTCTGCCTGGTCATCAGACGATTGGAAAAGATTGCTGATTGACCAATGGGCGCATGAAACAGGGCGCAAGATTGGCAAGGTTGCCCCAAGCCTGGACGGTGAAAGGGTTGTGCAGCTGGGATTGCAAAGCCACAAATTCACCGTGGAAGAAGGTTCTGAGTTTATTGAATGGCTTTTGTGCTGGATGGCAGAAAAAGGAATAGAAACATGATGTGTCCAGTTTGTGGGATACGCAAAAACAAAGTTTTAGACACAAGAGCAAGCCCCGAATTTATCCTTAGAAGGCGGGAATGCAACAACGGTCACAAATACCAAACCAAAGAATATGCAATATCTGAAACACCAGTATGTGAGAAGCCAGAAGTTGTTAAAGCTAGTAGCGGGTTTAGCTTGTCAAAACTGTGGCATAGATAACGGGGTTCAAGCGGCCCATAGTAATTGGGGCGGGGGCAAAGGCAAAGGAATAAAGGCAGACGATAACCTGGTGGCTGCGCTGTGTCTAAAATGCCATTATGAAATTGACCAGGGGGCGCATTTGTCTAAAGACGAGCGCAAAGAAATGTGGCAAAAAGCCCACAAAGCAACGATTGAGGCACTTGGAGACAGATGGCCTCCAGAAGTGCCAATCCCTTACTTACCCTTGTGAGCCTTGTCCAAGCCCTGTGCCTCATGCTGCTTCAATTCTTTTTCAACAGCCTTAATGCGTGACATTTCAGAGCGATGCTCAGAAACCTTTTCGTAATGCATAGGCTCACGGGGAGTTTTTGATTTAGCTGGGGTGATGATAAATTTTGAAGCCATGATAAATCCTGTTAAAATGGTGATTGACATTGTGCCATATTGGACATAAAGTCAAAACCATAAATTCTTTGCAAGGAAAAATCATGGGAAAAGCTGATACAACAATGGCTAAAAGCACAACTGGCGCAACACCCCCTAAAGGTGCGGCATCTTCTGACAAGTCAGGTGAGCGCATGGGTAAAACCGTGGGTGGCGTTGGCATGGGTAAGGAAGATAAAGTAGGCGCTGACAAGCTGTTCAATACTGGTCGCACAGACGGTATTTGCTACACAAAGACCCGTTCAGAGTACCGTTAAAAAATGGCTGTCCCCCTGTCCTCCATGATGGGGATGGGACAGCCAGCCCCTGCAAGGGGAGTTGTCCCTGAACAAACCCCTGCCAATCCTATAGAACAGGCGTATTTCCAACGCCTGATGAAAGCCTATCCTGAGTTAATACAGGAATATGCAGCACATCCAGAATCAAAGGGTGGGCGCATTATTAACACAGACGTAGCCAGGGAAATGTCACCTGAATACAGAGCAGACCGCACCAGGTCAGCTGATGTGCATGAACCGTCTAGCGCTTTTATGAAGCAGCTGTATGCGGAAAAGCTAAAGAACCCCACACCCAAAGGCATGGATAACACCGTTGTCTTTAGTGCTGGTGGAACTGGTGCTGGTAAGACCACAGCGTTAGATTTATTGGAAAGTGTCGATCCCGCCCTGAAACGGTCGGAAATGATTTACGACACAAACATGAATAAATTTGACTCTGCTGACAAAAAGATTCAACAGGCATTAGATGCCAAGCGCAAAGTTCGTATTGTTTACACATACCGTGACCCAGCTGAAGCGTTGGAGTTTGGCGCATTGAGCAGGGCCAGCCGCATGGAAAAGGAAAAGGGGTCAGGCCGCACCGTCCCAATTGAAGAACATTTAAAGACCCACATTGGCGCACGCCAGGTCATTGAGGAACTTCAAAAGAAATACAAGGGCAATTCCAGGGTAAACATACAAATCGTTGATAACTCCAAAGGTAAGGGTAAGGCTATTGCAAGCCAGCTTGACAAGCTACCTAAACTAGAGGAAAATGAAGTTCGTAGGAGGTTAAATGAAACACTTGAGCGAGTTAGAAGCAGCGGCATTGGCGGCAAGGAGAGAATCTCCGATGCCATCTACCGTGGAACATCAGGAAAAGTTCGCTGATTACAAAGAAGGAAGAACCTTTGATTTAGAAAACAAGGGTTTTGCTGAACGCCTGGCTGCGGGATTAAACAAAGCAGTTTTGGCTAGAGAGGCAAAATGACTGAGAAATGCGAAATTTGTAAATACTTTCGTGACTCTCAGATTATGGGTAGTTGCAGACGCTATCCAGTATTACAAAACAAACACGCCAATGATTGGTGTGGCGAGTTCTCACAAGTAGTTGCCGTTGAGATTTCACCCGTCCTAGAGGCGGGTGCTTTTTTACCCAAAAAACGAGGCAGACCTTTTAAAAATGATAAAACCAATGAATGACCGAGTGGTGATCAAGCCGCTTGTTAGAACGCTGTCAGAAATTATTTACGTCAACAACAAAGAACCCTTTAACGAGGGAACGGTTGTGGCAGTAGGCCCAAAGGTCTATGAAACCCAAGTGGGTGACTTTGTTAAGTACGGTAATGGGGATTATTTGAACTGGCCCACTCAGAAGATTGACGGGCAAGATTATCAAATCATTCAAGAAGCCGACATTTGTGCAATTGTTGAGGAATAATCATGGCGACTAAACCTGGCTTGTATGCCAATATCCACAAAAAGCAAGAACGTATCGAGCGCCAAAAAGCCGAGGGGAAACCCGTAGAGCGCATGAGAACGCCTGGCTCAAAGGGCGCACCCACAGCTGCTGCTTTCAAACAATCTGCTAAAACGGCAAAGAAATGAAAAAGCACGACAAACCCATCCCCCACAAGACAACGGGCAAGGACAAGACCTATAACCCTACAGAAAAGGGTGCGGGAATGACCGCTAAAGGCCGTGCTGAGTACAACGCAAAGAACAACGCAAACCTTAAACCGCCCGCCCCAAACCCCAAGACAAAGAAGGATGAGGGACGCAAGGCAAGTTTTTGCGCCCGAATGGAAGGCGTGGTAAAGAACGCCAAAGGCCCAGCGGAACGTGCCAAGGCATCATTAAAGAACTGGAACTGCTAATGTTGGAACAAGTAAAAGCCCGTATTGCTGACCTTGAAAAGCAAAAAGAACAAATGTTGGCTAACTTCCATGCCATTTCAGGCGCTATTGCCGAGAATGAAGCATGGTTGCGCCAATTAGAGAAACCACTAGAATCACAGAATGACTGATACAACCGAGAAACGCCCTGTTGGTAGACCATCCCTTTACAAACCCGAGTATTGTGAGGAAGTAATCACTTTGGGCAGAATCGGCAAGAGTGTTGAAGCCATTGGTGCTATTTTGGGCGTAGGGACTAAAACTTTGTATAACTGGCGTGATGAACACCCAGAATTTTTACACGCCTTGGATATGGCAAAGGAATTTGAGCTGCAATGGTGGGAGGATATTGCCCAAACCCACATGATTGAGAACAAAGAAAGCGACAAGATCAACGCTACAATTTGGTCAAGGTCAATGGCTGCACGATTCCCTAAAAAGTACCGTGAGCAAGTGAAACAAGAAATCACAGGTGCTGATGGTGCGCCATTCCTAACGGGCATCCAAGTCAGCTTTGTGAAGCCTAATGAGTGACATTAGCCAGGCTGTTGCAAAGGCTGAGTTTCCACTCAAGCTAGAGTGCCTGTTCAAGCCCTCACGTTATAAAGTCCTGTACGGTGGACGGGGCGGGGCAAAGTCTTGGGGAGTTGCTAGAGCATTGCTGATTAAAGGCGCTCAGAGTCCATTAAGAGTGCTTTGCGCCCGTGAATTCCAGACTTCAATCAAAGACTCAGTTCACAAGCTGCTATGCGATCAGATCATGGCGCTTGGGTTAGAAGGTTTCTATGAAATCACCCAGGCTTCAATCAGGGCAAAGAACGGCACAGAGTTCAGCTTTGTCGGCCTGAAGAACAATGTGGCAAACGTCAAGTCCTATGAGGGCGTTGATGTGTGTTGGGTTGAGGAAGCCCAGACAACCAGCCGTATGTCGTGGAACGTGCTGATTCCTACCATTCGTAAGGAAAAGTCTGAAATCTGGATCACGTTTAACCCTGAACTAGAGACAGACGAAACTTATCAGCGGTTTGTTTTAAAGCCGCCTGAAGATTGCATTGTTCAAAAGGTCAACTGGTCAGATAACCCTTGGTTTCCCGAAACGCTGAAACTGGAAAAGGATGCGCTTAAACACCGTGATCCACAGGCTTATAACGTGGTTTGGGAAGGTTTATGTCGTCAGACAGTAGATGGGGCTATCTTTGCCAGAGAAATGCAACCAGCTGAGTTGGATGGGCGCATCACTAAAGTCAACTATGACCCTACAAAGCCTGTTCACTCTATCTTTGACCTTGGTTGGTCTGATGCTACGGCAATTTGGTTCTTACAGTTCATAGGCATGGAAACCCGCTTGATTCGCTACATTGAGGGTAATCAGCAGACCATGAGCGACTACCTAGCTAAGATGCAAACTTTTGGGCATATGTACGACACGCTTTGGCTACCGCACGATGCTGAGAACAAGACTCTAGCGGCAAACGGCAGAAGCATTGAGGAAA